GCATTTACCGGCTGGGGCGATGCGGTCCCGACGCCGGTGACGTCGAAGTAGATGCGGCCATTGCGCCCGTGATAACGACCCACGGTCTTACCCCTTTTCCATGAGCCGCATCAGGCGAGCGGCGTTGTTGTCGAACGTTCGGTCTTGCACTGCCGCGCACGCCGCACGGGCGAGTTCGGCACGCTGGTCGGGGTGGTTCAGCCACCACCGCAGGAGCGCGGACGCTTCCTCCGGCGACGTGAAGGTGGGGAGCATGTGCAGGACTTCGTCACCCTCGCCGCGCGGGTCGCGCAGGAAGAACGCCCCGCATGCGGCGAGTTCGAGTTCTCGCGGTCCCATCGACCAGCCGGCCGACAGGTCGGGCCGGTTCGCCTCGCGGCGGTAGAGGTTGATGCCGACCGCGGTGGAGCGGTAGATCGCTGCGGCGTTCTCGTTGTCGAGGCATTCCTCCAGGTCGCCAGGCACGTGCTTTCGCAGCGACGAGTCCTCGGCGAGCCGCTGCCAGTTCCCCGCGAGGAGCACGTCGACGCCGGCGAGGTCCATCTGCTCGAGGAAGCGGATCCGGCTCGGGTAGCCGGTGCCGACGAAGCTGAAGTCGCAGGCAAGCATCGGGTCCGGCGGGCCCGGGTGATGCACCGACGGCCGGAACGCCTTCGGCATGTAGACCGCGCTCGTCAACGCTTGCAGGGCTTCGAGGTTCGTCGGGTCATCGGCGAGCATCAGGTCGACGTGCGGCGCCAGCTTCAGGTGCCGGTCGTGCTCGTACGGCTCTTCGGTGGTGAGGACCACGACCTTGACACCGTCGCGGCGCGCCCGATCCAGCACAGCGTCATCGGTGAAGAACCCCGAGACGATGAACAGCACGTCCGGGCGGACCTTCCACAGCGTCCCGCACAGCCGATCAACGGCGAGCTGTGTGGCCTGCTCGCCGGTGAGCGCTTTGCGGAACGCGCCGGGGCCGGCCTCGAAGAGGATGTGGTCGTAGAAGGTGAGCGCGTCGCCGAGCGGATAGTCGACGACGTGCTCGCCGAGCGCTCTGAGTGCTTCGACCCACCCGACGTACGTGTCATGGACCGAGAACGCCGGGCCCGGGTGAACGGCGAGCCATCTCACAGGAACACCTCGACGGGGAACTCGGCGCCGAGGTACTGCAGCTGACCCCACGTGTACGGGCCGGGGTTCGTCGGCTGGCCCATCAGGGCGCTGTCGACGACGCCACCGAGGGTCGGGTCGGCGTTGACCGCGGCGAACAGCGAGTAGGTGCCAGACAGCGCGACGTACGGCCGTAGCTGCGACCATGCCGCTTCGTCGTCGCCCCACTGCACGAAGACGTTGACGACCAGCGACAGGTCCATGACGTCCTCGTCCATGACGGGCGAGAAGTCGCCGAGCTCGCCGGAGGGCACGGACACGACGACCGCAGGTACTTCGATCGACCCGGGCGGGAGTGCGTAGGTGGTCAGGCCGGGGATAGCGGCGAACGCGGCCGCGAGCGCCTGCATGGCGTCGGTGATTGGATCGCTCATGCGACGAGCACCGAGTACCGCTTGTACGGCTCGAGCAGCTTCAGCGCGCGCCGGTTTTCACCGACCTGCTGGAGGAATTCACCCTCGCCGGCGACGCCGAACGGTGCGTCCTTGAGCTTGTAGACGTCGGCGGCCAGGATCGCTGCAGCGCTCCGGATCGCGGACGGAACCCGGGGCCAGCCCCAGATGCCGGTGACCTGGACGCTGTCCGGCCGGCCGAGGCCGCCCGTCGGGAACGACCCGGTCGTGAGCCGGATCTCGTTGTACGGCAGCTGCTCCGGCGCGGCCGCCGGGTTGTACGGCAGCAGCCGCCAGTCGCTCGCCGACAGGGTCGTCGCGAACGTCCCGTCCCCAGCGGTGTCGGTCTTCACCGCGGAGGCGGAGACGAGGTCACAGAACGCCGGCAGCCGCACCGAGGTCGAGCAGTCCGGGACGAACGTCCGCGAGCTCGACAGCGTCCGCCAGAAGATCCGTTCGGTGTGCTGCTCGATCCACCTGCTCGCACCGAAGCATGCGGCGTGGAGCTCGAAGTCGCTGTTGCTGTGCGAGATGTTGAGCCTGGACTTGAGCGACGCGATCGGGCAGTACAGCTTCCCAAGGTCGGTCTCCTGCACATACCAGGTACCGACCTCGGTGTCGACGGCGGCGCCGGTACCTACCCACTCGAACTGCCACTCGCCGTCTTCGTCGCAGACAATGTCCGCGGTGTACGCGCCGGCGCCGGTGTTCGTGGCCGTTGGGGTCGTGACGACGTTCGACGGCGAGGTGATCGTGAGTGTGACCGCCGTCGGGTTCGTCGGTGTCGACCCGACACTGAAGACGTTGCTCACCGTCGCCAGTTCGGAGGCGCTGGAAAAGAACACGGACGCGCTCATACGACACCTCCACTCGATGTGGCTCGGGCCGTGACGGCGGAGGTGGATGTGCGACCCGCGGTGACCTGCGACGTTGAGGTGTCGACGGCCGTGACGGTCGCGGCGGAGGTTGCTTTCGCCTCAGCGGCCAGCTGCGTGTTCGTGACGGCGCCCGTGGGTGCGAGTGCTCCGACGAACCGCTTGGCGGTCTGCTTGACCACGGCCCCTACGCCAGCGATCGCGCCGGCGAAGAGTTTGGCCGTGGATCGCTGGATCGTTCCTGTCGGCGTGACCGCACCGGCGACAACCTTGTTGGTCTGCCGAGTCAGGGCACCAGTCGGCGTCAGCGACCCAGCGAAGCTGCGCAGGGCCGCCTTGAGGGTGGCGAGCGCGCCGGCCGGGGTGAGCGATCCGGCGAAGGACTTCGCTGCCTGCCGCACGAGCGCACCGGCTGGCGTGGCCGTTCCGGCGACCGTTTTAGCGGTTGAACGGGCGAGCGCGCCGGTCGGTGTCACCGTGCCGGCGGGGAGCTTGGCGGTCTGCCGCACGAGCGCTCCGGCTGGGGTCAGCGAGCCGGTGTTGGTCTGCGTGTACTGGGTCGGGCCTCCACCGCCGGTTTTGCCGATGGCGATGCTCGCGCCCAGGCCGTAGCTCCACAGCGGCGTCGAGGTCGTCGCGACCGAAGTGCCGGTGAGGCTGGTCTGGTTGGCGCCGTTGCCGGTGAGGTCGATCACCGTCTGGGTCGTGGCGTGCTGGTCGAGCAGCCACAGCCCGTCGGGAGCGGCGGCAGCCGCGGCGAGCAGCGTGTACGGCAGGCTTTCCAACTCGCCGTCGGTGAGTGCCCGCTTGAGGGCGCCGCCGAGGTGGATGTCGCCGTTGAAGAAGTCGGTGGTCTGCCAGCGGCCGAGCTGGACGCGGCCGCCGGTGAGGTCGGTGGAGTCGCCGCCGGATGCCGCCCCGGCGTCGGTGTGGGTCCAGGTGTTCGTGTCGTATACGTACTTGTGGCCGCGCGGAACCGAGCTGCCGGACGCGCGGGTGACGGCGGCGAGCACCCAGTTGTCGGCACTGCTGATGCCGACGGTGGTGTCTTTGTTGCTGCTGCCGATGATGAGCTGGATCTTGTCCGTATCGCTGAACTGCATCGCCAGTTTGGAACTGTTGGCGCTGGTCTCGATGGAGATCGGCGTGTGCCAGGCGCCGTTCGCCGCTCGGCGGCAGATGGCGAACAGGGTGTGCCCGGAAGAGCCGATCCCGACGAGCCCGCCGATGCCGGTGATGATGTAGTCGGCACCGGCGAAGTTCCGGGCCATCCGCTACTGCCCTTCGGAGACGGTCCTCCCGGCGCGCCACCAGCACACCAGGGCGAGCAGGGCATTCTTCTGCGCGGCGGTCGCCGCGGTCCGGAACGTGACGTTCAGCGCGGCGTTGAACGACGTCGCTGGGATCGCGGTACCGGCGCTCTCCGCCCAGTCGTCGGCGTTGTCGACTGCGGTCCGCAGCGCGCTCTTCACGAACGCGCACGGCTCGGCGGTGACGGTGCGCATGAACGCGCGCGCCACCTGGTCCCGCTGCTGAGTGGTGAGTACGGCCATGGCCCGGCCTCCTACGTCGTGGTGTAGGTGAGGGCGGCACCGACGAACTCGGCGTCGCCGGTCGCGGTGTCGCCGCCAGCAGCGCCCTGCCGTGCAATCCGGACGACGACGAAGTCGCCCGCAGCGACCGAGTCAGCATTCGTCATGGTGACGGTGGCCTCGTCGAGGTGGCCGGCGGTGCCGGGCACGGTGACGGTGGCCGTGTTCGCTGTGGCGAAGACCTTGGCGTCGACGTCGGTTGCGTCGCCGTCGGTGACCGCGGCGATTGACCCGGCCCAGATGACGTCACCGGTGGTAGCGCTGGCCATCTTGTACTGGACCTTGAGCACCGGCGCGGACGCGTAGTCGGCCGGCATCCGAAACGACCACGCCGCCCATTCCTCGGTGGCTGCGTCGAACCACAGCTCCAGGAAGTACGGTGCCGGTGCGGTGCCGCTGGACTTACGTCGCTGCAGCGCCGGCGCGAGGTTCGTTGCCGACCCGTCGGGAAGTACCGCGGCACCGACGGGGAGCAGAATGCTTCCAGTGGCCACGGCTAGCTGCCCGCCGTCAGCGTCAGATCGTACGTGCTCTGCAGCGAGTCGGCAGAGACCATGTTGACCGCGGAGAACACGGTCCGGTCCAGCAGCGTCCCGCCGCCGGTGGCGGCCTGCGAGAGGATGCCGTGCTCGGTGATTGCGACGGTTGCGTCGACGGTGTTCGTCCCGACCGTGCGGAAGATGTTCGCCGACGCACCCTCGGTCAGCGACCCGGTAGCCCGGGTGTTGTCCGAGCTGTACTGGGTCGTCAGCTCCGTCTGCAACGCGGTGTCACCGGACGCTTCAGCGTTCGTGCCTGTGCCGATGCCGTGGTACTTGAGGATCTCCGGCTCGACAGTGCCCTGCAGGGCGTCGACGAGGAAGTTGACACCGGCGGTGGTGACGACCCGCATCGACGCCAGGCCGAGCTCGACCGGCTCGCCGTCGGCGCGGATGAGGGTCAGCCACAGCTGGCCGTAGAAGTGCGGCAGCCGCAGTGACCGGGCGAGCGCCACGCGGCGCCAGCCACGCCACAGGTGCGGTAGGTTCCGCAGCCGCCACGCGTTCACCTCGGCGGACAGGCCGCGCTGCGGCGAGCCGTACTCGAGGACGTCCGCCCACGTGGCCGGCCGGTGTGGCCACGGCTGCGGGACCGGGGTCACCTTCGACTGGCGGATGAGCTGGAGGCTGAGCGCCCCAGCCGGGGCAACCGCGCCACCGTACATGTCAGCTCCTTCACCATCGGTCAGGTCGGCCGCGGGTCGAGCCCGGGGCAAGGTTCCACTTCCACGTGCGTTGCGGAAGGTGGTAGAAGGTGGCACCGAGCCGGTGCATGGCCAGCCACAGTCCCCAGTCCTCGCACGGGTCTCCGTGCTCGTCCGGGTGCGCCTGGAAGCCGCCGGCCTCGCGCACGAGCGCGGTGCGGCAGAGGGTTGTGACGGGGATGAAGTTCCGCCGCTGCAGCAGCTCGCCGTCGAACGGGATCCCGAAGCAGTTCACGGGGTCGTCGCCGCCGGCCGTGTCGTAGCCCGGGTACACCACGTCGGCGCCGTTGAGCCGCGCCGCCCGCGCACACAGGCGCAGATGGTCCGGCAGCAACTCGTCGTCGTCGTCGAGGAACGCGACCCACTCGGTTTCCACTGCCTCGAGGGCGCGGTTGCGCGTGGCGGCCGCGCCCTCCCGGTTGATGTCGACCTGCACGAGCACGTCGGCCGCGGGCAGGGACTGTTCGTGCACGGAGTCGAGCGCCCGGTCGAGCAGGTCGGTTCGGCTAGGGATCGTCGCGATCACCACCGTGATCACGCGACCATCTCCCGGACCATGGCCTCGAACGAGACGGCCGGCTTCCAGCCGAGCTCGCGGAGCGCCGCCGTGTCGGCCGGCCGTTCGGCCGGGGCCGGGATGCCCTGGATGACTTCGACCGCTCGGTGCCACGTCAGGCCGAGCGCCGCGAGCGCCACGTCGGTGAAGTCGCCGACGGAGTGGGTGCGGCCGGTGGCGACGTCGTAGTCGCCGGGGACGTCGTGCCGGGCGATGAGCGGCAGCGCCGCGGCGTAGTCGCCGGCGTGGCCCCAGTCGCGCCGGCCGAGCGTGTCGGTGAGGACCAGCTTTTCGGTGCCGCCGGCGCTGATGGCGCGGAGCTTCCGGCAGATCGTCGGGGCGAGGAACCGCGGGTCCTGCCTCGGCGATGTGTGGGAGTAGAGGACGGCGTTGGAGACGTGCAGGCCTCGCGTGCGGTATCCGACGACGGCGTCGTGCGCGAACTTCTTCGCGATGCCGTAGAGGCCGTACCGGTGCGGGTCGTAGACAGCCGATGAGGACGCGTGAACGACCCGGACACAGGTGCCGACCCTGACGACCGCGTCGAGCAGCCGGATGACGCCGGCCGCGGTGACGTCGACGAGGCCGGGCGGGTTCGGCTGACCCCACGCCCCGCCGGGGGAGGTGACTGCGGCGAGGTTGTACACCTCGTCGGGTTCGCACTCGGCGATTGCCCGCTCGACCAGCGC